GGTCTTAGCTTGCTCTTCCTGCACTCGCTTAACTAATGCACGCGCCAAAAGCTCATAATTCTCTTTATCCTCTAGCGCCTGCTCTGCCTGCGCCTTTAAGTCTGCCTCGTAGCGCCAGCCGTTTACCTTCCAGCCAGCATAAAAGGCAATAACGATTGATGCTGTGATAGTGATTAGCATAATCTTTAACTTTGTAGCTTCAAGTATCATGGCTTGCGGCCTTCACTATAGATTTTAAATACTGCGGCTTGTAGGTAAGTAATTGGCGCTGTCACTGCGGCAATAATGGCGGCAACATCCATGCCTGATAAATTGTTAATAGATGATGCGTACTCACCAGCCCAAGTAAAAGCACGCCAAGTCATCCACAAGGTTACAAATAGCACAACGCGCCTAATAATGGCGCGTCTGTCTATCCAATCCCAAAACTTAACCATTACAACAAAGCCTCATTTACTGGAATCATTCCACCCTTGAACCATGTGGCAACGTCAAAATTAGGGCAATCTTTTATAAATTCATTGCGCGTAATCTGTCCATCACCGTTTAAATCTGGCGAATAGTCACGATGACCCTTGATGCTAACTTTAATGTCTTTAAGCGTGTTTGCGGCTGATTCTGCCGTGAGAATAGTGCGACTTGATATGTGACCAATGGTGTCAATTACGCACAAGCGCAATGCCATCCACTGCGCTTTTGTGAATTTATCAGTACCAATCATGCAAATCCCGATGCTGTGCGCGTTATTACCCTGCACATGAGCGCCAATCTCTTCAAAACCGCGACCAACTGAAATAGTGCCATCAATCTCAATAACACGATGATAGCCAACTGATTTTAAGTGTGGGTTTAGATTGCGTGCCGCTTGACTGTCGCGCTTAAATCCTCGCGCTTTGTGCATATTATCAATGTCGGCAATTGTGAATGGCTTACCATTTGGCGTAGCCGCACAATGAATCACGATTTGGTTTATTTTACGTTTCATAGCGTGATTTAACTATGAAATCTTTGCGTTGTAACTGCTATCTACAAGAGTAAACCCTTGCTCTGGCCTCGCAGTTAGGCGCTTTTGGATTGCCAACACCGAAGATTGATTGCAGTATTTGAATACTGTCGCTGTAATCTTTTTCTTTATGCTCTTCTAGGCTGGAGTAGATACATTGCCTTCTGCTTATCCCACATTTTAGTTTTGATAATCGTCTGCCAATCACAAAAACCTTACCTTCTTGCCGAAGTTGAGCTACCAATGGCGCTATATTCTGCTCACTGATTGCTGGGAATAATTCATATAGTTCGTTAATTGTCATTGGTGTTCTTAAAGCAAGAAGCATTATTTTCTTTTGTGATAAAGATTCTTCGCCAGCAAACGATATTGCGAGTGGTTGGCTCAATTCAATATTACCAATCAACTGTAATCCCCTCTTTGAAAATTAAACCAGCTAAAAGCGCCATTTCAAGATACTCACCAGTGCAACCAGCAATGAAGTACCCGATATAAAAAAACGATATAGGGGCATATTTCATTTTAAATACTCCGCTATCATTTGCTTGGCATCTTCAAACCCAAAGCAAGCAACCGATAAATAACCCATCAACTGCGCCCTACCTAAAAATTTCTCTTGGTCATCTGATAACACGCCTTTTGCGGCCTTCATTTCAATAAAAAGCCCATGCCAGCCATCTTTAGGTATCATTAAAAACAAGTCAGCAACGCCAACCATAAAACCCTCTGCCTTCATTTTTTTCATTTTTATTGCACGCACTCGCGCGTCACCAGCTAAGTGAGCGCCATTCGGTATAGCAAATAAATATCCATCAAACTCTTTATGCTGTAACTTGAACCATTGCATGAGCAATACCTGTTCTTGATGTTCACTTAACTTCACAGCATCATCCCGAACGTACATCCCACATAAACCTTTTGAACTCTCTTACGTTCCATGCGTGCCAGCTTTGCTGTTTCCATCTGCTTTGCGCCAATGTCTGAAAATTTAACGATAGTCACACCAACTGGCGGCTCTTCTTTCATGCCACTTTCTGCACTGTTGTAAGTCTTTTCAACTGTTGAGTAAGCCTCTGTGATGGTTTCGCTTATTTCCGCATAGTCGCTTTCTTCAATCGGTCTTAGCGCTTCAAAAACAGTTACTTTTCTGCCGCTAATCTTCGAGCGCGACTTGAATCGCCTAATTAAACCAACTTGTTCCAGCACATCTAAAAATAGGTTGCACGTTCCTACCGTATATCCAATGGCCTGCGATATTTCTGCTACTGGCGTAGCTTCTTTAGAGCAAATTTCCATAATGCTATTAGCCTTATCGCGCTTGCCTTGCTCAATATTTTTCTTGTAGTCGCTTACCATTGATATAACCCCATTCCAGTTAATAAATTTTTTGTTTTTATGTGCGCGTTATTCCACATAGACACTCGCGCTTCGCGTGTTAAAAGCTTTCCGTTATCAAGCTCGTAATGACAATCAGCGCAAAGGCTGGCACAGTATTCATCTGAACTCTTAATGCCACGCGCATGACCGTGTATGTACTGATTTGAATGAGCGCCTACAACTGTTCCATCGTTCTTTCCGCAGTTCTGGCATGGAATCATTCGATACGACTTCATCAATGCTTTGCTTCGCACGTAGTTGAATTTAGCGGTCATTTTCTTGTAACCACGTATCGAAGTCTTTATCAAACACCACATCAAGCTCTGTACTGGCAAACGCTGTCACCTGTTCAATCAGCGTGTTGTAGCCTTTAACTTTCAAATCCTCTGTGCTTACCCTAACTATCCTTTTCGATTCAACGCCTGTCATTGGGTTAATTTCAGTGATTACTTTGTCACCTAAGAACGTAGCTCTCATGTGTTCTTTCCACACTGGCATTGCATACTTTCTGCCATCAACTCGCGCTTGCTTTGCTATCTCAGTCAAGATAAAACCGTGATAAAAGCGCCTTTGCTTTGCTGTCAGCGTTTCTTCAAAGTCCTCAAGCTTCAATACCTGCTTGCGGCCTGCTGTAAGTAAAGCCTTGCAATCACTCCATACCTTAGAAAATGCCTTGTGCGCTTGTGCTGGGTCATTGAGTGTTACTTCAATCATTACCAATCCAATCCTGCTGATTGCTCGCCTTTGCTTTCATACTTTGGGCAGGTTTCCGCAATCCAAAAATCTTTATAGTTCAATCGGTAGCCAGAAGGAACATATCGCTTGCACATTTCTCTGTGTTCACAGGTATGCGTACCCTGTGGGCTTTCGCCCTTGCAATGCTCATAATTCAAGAATGGCTCTGGTTTGTTGCTCATTACATTTCCTTTAATAAATTTGTTAAAACAAAACTTATGCCGCAAGTTTCCTATCTAATTTGTGTGTGTTTAATTTGCCTTTGTAAACATATTGGCCTTTATCGTTCTTGTATTTTTCATCAATCACTTCACTAGCTTTAATCCAACCTTTAAGCTCAACATCTGGTAAGTTCACTACTGCCAAAGCGTAGATTTCAATATCTTTGTTCTCTTTGTGAATAAATAAGCCCTTGTCTTGATTGCGCGTAGCTTTAACGTCAATGTTGTAGCCTTTAAACTTGCAGTCCTCACCGCCACCTTTTACTCGGTCTATCAGTCTTGGGAATACGTTGCATGATTTAGCAAATGCGTATTCACCTAACACACCTAAAACCTCACCATCCATGAAGTCTGCTTTTACTGTTTCATCTTTCACACCAAATCCACGATTCAACATTCTGCGTAGTGAAGCTATTTGGTAGCAGTACGCAATCTCTGTTTCGTTAAGCGTTACTTTCACTTATCAATTCCTTGTGCTTTTTAACTACTTCTTTTAAAAATATCTTTAATCGCCTGCCTTGATTCCGCTACTGTTTTAACTTTTACCGTTTCAACTTCACCGCTTTTGCTTACCCTGCCTTTGAATGTTTGTGTGCCATTTGTGGCAATGTAGGTAAAATCAAATCCAGCTTCTTTCATTGATTTAATAAACTCGTTACAGGTCATTTCGGTCATGCAAATAGCCTTTCTTGCGCTGTGGCTTGCTGAATACGTTTAATGCTGGCTTCGTAGTAATCTTTATCTAGCTCGCAAGCTGTAAGCTCAAAGCCAAAGTTGTTGCAAGCTATGGCGTGTGAACCTGAGCCTAAATGTGTATCAAGTATCTTGTCACCTTGTTTGGCGTAGTTAGTGAGTAGCCATTCGTAGAGCTTTACTGGCTTTTGGGTTGGGTGTATGCGTGATTCTTTGTTTTTCATATCACCTTGCAACATTCCCTGCCATTGAAAACGAAAGTTTCTTACAGCAGTTTTAAATGACGTGTAAGCAAGTTCACTATCAGCAAAATCAGTTTCACCGTTGACTTTATCCCACACTATCCAACATGGCGATTTTGGGCATGGCAATCTATCAGCAAAGTGATTAGCACCCCATATAATCTGATTTTTGCTAACCCTTACAAGCTCATTAAAATAATCAATGTTAGGCGCATCTAAATCATTCCCTGCAAATGCTTTGTAATTTTGTGACGTTGCCAACTTGCCGCGAGATTTATTCCTATCACCGTTTTCACCTATCCCATAAGGCGGGTCAACTATCGCCAAGTCATAAAACTTATCAGGTGTGGCTTTTAAAAGTTCCATGCAGTCCACGTTGTGAATCGTTGCTTTACCTATCGTTATCATTTCAGCCATTGCCCATTTCCTTATTAGCCACGCCTAACACTTTTTTAGCTTCAACCAAGCTGTCAGATGGAAACTTCTCTGGATTAGCCACGATACGTTTAGCCCAAGCGTGATAGTCGGTTGCGTCTTTTTTTGATAACTCACTACTGATTTTTGAAATACGCTCACGGTTTGAATTTATTTCATCATCCGTGAAATGCCTAGCAAGTGCCTTTGTTACCTCTTGCGGAGTATTTGCTTTGCACAACTGAGCGAACTCTGGCAATGTCGGTGGGAACTTCAATTTATCAGCACAGTAATCAACGGCTTTGAATACAGATTTTGAACTCATACCAGAAAGCTTTGATTGCCATTCAGCCTTCACAGAATCTAACGGAACACCAGCCCACATATCAATCCAATGCTTTCCGTAAAAACTAGCCATGCGTAGAAATAAGCGGTCTATCGGTGTCGGTTGTGTAGTCTGATATGTCGATGATTCTTGTGTTGTCGTTAGCATTTTCGCTATCCTTCTTAAACATTTTGAACATTTCTGATGCGGTATCACTTCGGCTTTGATTGATTGATTTTGGCGGTGCATTAGGCATTGCGCCTCTGTGTAGATTTAACTTAGCCGCCTCTTCTCGCTGGCGTTTTACAATGCCAAGAAGGTAACTAAAACCCTTTCCAGAAGTCGCTGATTTTTTAGCCGCATCTGCAAACTCTTCTGGAGTAGCCCCTGCGTCAACAAGTGCTATCAGCGTTGGATTTGATTGATTTATGTCTAAAATTTGCTTGTTCTGTAAATCAAATTCAGATTTGATTGCTAAACACACACGACCAATTTCCGTAACCTCTACTACATTACAATCTTCTACAGTGTGTGTTTGTTCTATTGGTTTATGGTTATTGGTTAATGGTTTATGGTTAGGTGGCGCTTCGTTTACGTCTTGTTCACGATTCGTGCTTTCTTTTGCACGCTTCGTGTTATTTTCTTTACGCTTTGTTTCTCTCTCTATTGCAATGCGTTTATTTGTTTCAGCTTTGCCGTGATATTCAGCAATCTCTTCTTGTATGCGTTTTTGCACATAAACACCGTTTTCCAATGTGAAAAACTTGCGTAAAACAAACGTAACAGCTTCAACCTCTTCTGTTGTACTAGCCCAAGTCCATTCGATTGCTTCTTCTAACGTAGGG